TGTCAGCTGCTGACGATTCTCAGCGAAGGAGTTGATGCCCTCGGATAGCTTCTTAATCGTCTCGACCGTACCTCCGATCCCGAGGATGGTCTTTCCAAAGCCGACGATGTAGGCCCCCATCGCAGTCATGCTCTTCAGAGACGAACTAGACGCCTCGTTGAGCATCGAGAATGACTTGCCGAATTTGCCCACGTTGATCGTCGCGTCAGTGCCGCTTTCCTTGGCAGCATGATTGAGTGCCCTGAGTTCTCTCGCGATCGACCGCAGCCCGGGAGTAATGCTGTCGCGAAGCATGATCTCCATTTCTTCGCGCTGTGGCATTCACGTCACCTGTTCGGGAAGGCCGCGTCGAAGCGGCTGTTGAATTGATCTATGTTGCTGATTGACGGCACGGCTCGACTACGATTGACCTCCATCGAGTCGAAGCCAGTTTGATCGGCGTTGGTCCTGACGTTGTTTGGAACGTTCCTGAAGTCGAAGATCACGCTCGACGACCCTCGACCCCCGATCGCAAAGCCGTCCATCATGTCTCGCGACGTCTCGGTCTGCACGGCCTCTGGACTGATCGACGTCCACCAGCCGGTCCCGAACTTTCTAGTAGTGTCGGAGACCATACCAGGAAGCGATTCCCAGCCGTTCGCCCCCCACCTTTGACCCGAAGGAGTCGCATTTTGAGGAGGTGTTGGGGACGAGGGAGCCGAGGGCGTGGGCTCAGAAGAAGGAACGTTGATTGGTCCTCCCCCGACCGGTGCTCGTGGAACGCTCGGAGCCTCGTAGGGCGACCCTGAAGCCCCTTCGGGTTTCGGCTTCAACAGCTCGTTGATGTCGCGCAGCAGCTTGTTGTTTTCTCGAGAGACATCGAGATGCTTGTCGGGGTCATCCCAGATGCTCTTGGCACCCGGTCTGAGCGGTAGATGTTCCTCCAAGAATTTCTTGGCTGTACTTATCTGCCTCACAGTGTCATTGTAACCCTTGATCAACTTGTTCCACTCTCCGTTGATCCAATCGCTGAGAGCATGACCTCCATAGCGTTCGTTGATGTCGGCCCACACCTTGTTGACATCCTCGAGGATGTGATCGGCGATGCGATTCCACTCGCTTCGCAGTCTTTGTCTGAAGAGACCTATGTTGATCAAGGTCTGTCTCGATCGGTTGATGTCTCCATCGTAGGTCTCCTCTGTCAGCTCTTGAAACTCTCTCAGCTGAGACAATACAGACTGAGGAACGCCCAGGGCCTGGCTGAGATAGTACTGAGCTTCGGGGCTTTGTTTTTGATAGAAGTCAAGGATGTCCTCGACGGCCTTCTTGTAGTTTCCCACCTTCACGTCACCCAGAAGCCTACGTCCTAGCTCAGCCCCGTATTGCCCCATCTTCTCCAGGCGTTCAAATAAAGGACTACCTTCTCTATAGGCTCTCAACTCTTGAAGACTGGTGCCGAGGCGAGAGATGTACTCGTGGGCCTGCTCGGTCTCGATGCCCATCAGCTCCATCGCGTCAGTCAGTTCTGAAATATCCTCGGTCGCAAAGGCAGTATCCTTCGCGAAATTCTCCAACTGAACCCGACCCTTGGCGAACTCGTAGATGCCCGTGACGAACTGATGAAGACTCGCTGCCACGCCCCCTATGCCGAAGAGGTCCTTCGTGAAGTCGATGATCGAAGAACCCATCTCGACGAAATTACGAAGGGCCTCTCGAGACGATCGTGCGAGTTCGAGTTGCTGATCCTTGATCTTGGAAATGCTGTTGGCACCTTGATCCCCGGCCTCGCGAGCCATCTTATTCAGCTCGCGCAGTTGCCTGCCTATTTCCTTCAATTGGGGAGATATTGAGTCTTTAAGACCTATTTCAAGCTCAGTGCGATCAACCATTGCCTTCCTCAGAAGACCTGCGAGAAGCCATCAATCGCCCAGTCATGTTGACATGAAAATAGATCGCAGACATGGGCTTGGCTAAAAATATGTCGGGATCGACTTTATAAAACTCAGCTAGTCGATAGCAGTCTAAGATGAAATCCTCGACAGGTCCGGTAGAAAAAAATTGGTTATCACCAGGGCCGCGTTTTCCCAGTCCCTCGCGTTCATCTGCTTGACAGTGGAAGGCGGAATCTCCGCCAAAGCGGCGATCATGGCAGACATGGACCTCTCGTAGCTGATCTTCGGCGGGTCCTGAGCAAAGTCGACAGAAACCGGATTGCCCACCCTCTCAATGTCAGCCCCTGTAGGTTCTCGAAAGACCAGCTCCTTGACTTCCTCTCCATTGGCAGTGACCGCCTTGATCAGGGTGATCTTGGGGAGAATGACCGCCGCGCCGTTCTTCTCCATGACTTACTCCTTAAATCTCGTCGCAACTGATACCCTCGAAGCGGACCCTGAACTGACCCTCTCTGGTGTTCAGCTCCAAGGCAGACCTGCACCAGGCCTCGCGAAGGACGTAAACCTTGCCGTTAGCCAACTCGGCCGTGACCGTCGAGTTGATCACCGCCTCGACGTCATCGATCGAGAGGTCAGGGACGGTCGAGACGTCGCCCTCGATGAAAGGAACACGAGGCATCTCGGAAAAACCGTGAACGAAGTCTTGACCCGAGATGCCAGCGCGCTCCAACGAAGACGGACTAACTGTGAAGTTGCCACGCAGGGGATAGATGCTGCCGTCCACCTTCATGAAGGCGGTGCCGGCTATTCGCTGTGCCATGTTTCATCCTCCTCTAACCGATCGATCCGATCTGACTCGTGCTCGCCACCACATTTACGCCGCGATCATATTGCAATCTGAACTGGGCGAGAGCGGCGAATAACCTGAGGCCATTGATCAGGTCGGGCGGATACAGCACGTTGACCCGCGTCGGGTCGTTGCTGTCACGCTCGACGATCAGGTTGTCCTTGAAGGCCTGGCCGTTCTCCACGAGCCCATTGAACTCGTCGATGCGATATTGCGCGACCAGCTCGGCCTTGATCGACTTCGGGGTGACGATCGCCTGACCGGCCCCGAAGCGCGTGCCGTCGTCGGCCAGCTTGTGGCGAGGCCACTTGCTGGTCACGGCCTGCCGCTGATTCCTCAACAAGCGAGCCAGCGTGGCAAGCGTCGTCGCGTCGGTGTAGGCGTCGTCGGGATAGCCGTAGAGATTCTTCTGATACATCGTCGACTCTCTGGCGATCATAGGCACGCCGTCGGCCTCGGTTCTCTGAGAAGCAATACCATTGAGGGCAAAAGTGTTGTTTTCACTGACGATCCAGCGATCCTGAGTATGAGCAGGCAGAATGCCGGTCAACTGAAGCGACTGTAGAGGCCTGGCAGGATCGTCAGTGAAGCCCCTTGCAGCCTTGCCTGTGTAGGCCGCCGCCCACTCATAAACGGGCGACGGTGACAGGGGCTCAACTCCCAACACGGAGACCTGCGGGGAGTTGCGAGACTGGCCGAGGGCGATGATCGACGAATACGTCCCGCGATACGCAGACCATATGCTGCCAAACTTCTGTCGCATCCAACCCCATCGGCCGGAATCCGTGAAGCCGAACTCGGTCTCCCAAGCCAACAAGCTCGTAGCGTCGGTGAAGGGAAGACAGACAAACTCGGCATCCATCTCGCCCATGTTGCTGATCGCGTTGGTGAAGCTGGCTACGCCAGTGCCGCCGGCCAAGGTCGGATTGCTGTACGCGATCGTCAACCCAGTGGGCACCTGCTGACCACCGATGCCCTTGTAATAGGTATCCTGCATCGTGATGTCATTGCCGGAGCTGCCCTTCCATCTACAAGTCAAGGTCACAGCTCCAGAAGGCGAAGCTGCAGCGACAGCAGTCACTGGCAAATCGAGAAGAGCGTTGATCGCCGCAGCAGTGTTCACGGCCACCGTGTTGACGGTGTCGGTTGCCCCGATCGAAACGTTGACGTTTTGCCCCGCGATGTAGAGATCGAGATTTCCGGCCACGGTCGGTGGACTATTGAAGGTGATCGTGCCGGTCGCGGCGTTGCCGGCAGCCTCTGTCACTGGCAAGGCCCAGGTCTCCTGACTGGCGTTGACCTTGAAGAAGGCCTTGCACACCGCAGTCAGGTGGCCTCCCTTGCCGAAGAGCTGTTCGGCCACGGCCCCAGAAGCTACGGGGATGGGAACGTCGGCCGCAGCCGTGCCAGTGCTCAACTTGATCCCAACGAGCAAGGCAGGCAAACGAAAGACGGGAAGTCCAGCCTTCGAGGGATCGACCTCGACCCAGTAAAGCGGCTGCTTCCAATTAGAAGGAATGTTGGAAAATGATACAGGCATCGCGCTTTCTCCTCTTTACCTCCTGGGCTGATGCCCAATCAATCAAAAGTCATTGCTTCTTAGATTCCTTGTCCTCGAACACCTTCACGTCTCCGTCGCGAATCCGACGCGCCGTGAAAGTGTCGTCGGGCCAATCGACCGGCTTGTCCATGGCAGTGAATCCGACCCGACTGACCCCGTGCCTCATGTGTTTCATGATTTCTTCGCTGGCAGGAACAACCTTCACCATGACCTATTCTCCTTGATCAACATCGTAAATCGAGATGATGTGCTGATTGCTGGTGTCTCCTGGCGGGTGAACCGTCTCGACGTGGATGATCTCCAGCATGTCCTCGACCCTCGGCTCGTACTCTATCGCCCCGAGGTCACAGACCAGGTCGGCCCTCATCTCGGCATAAGGCGTCTCGTTGTTCTGGACCCCGACCTGGCCGTAGTAGTGAGAGCGATTGCCCCGATTGAACGACTCGATCTCGTAGCGGTCATTCTTGCGAAACGTCGGATCACGCAGTAATCCGTTGAAGATCACTTGGTAGGCGTCGTCTAGGCGATCCTCCATCTCCTCGGGATCGTTGTTCAACAGGTAGACCGAAAAACCTAGCCTCGCCTCGCTGCTAAACCTAATCTCTCCGGTATTGGCGTTGCCGTCCGGAGAGAGCAGCTCTCCGAGAAAGTACACGCAACAGTACGGCATCTGTGCAGTGATCAGCTTAAAGGCATGGCTATTGCGAAACGTGAAGCCCTGGAAAAACCGATAAGTCTGCAGCCTGGCCAGAGCCGCGTCGCGAATCAGCATAGCATAGGATCGCTGGACCGTCTCGACGTGCGGGATCTTGCCGCGAATTCTCAGTCGTGCTGAACGAACGTTGGTCACGGATTCGACACCATCAGCCTGCGTAGTTCCAAGGTAGTCTCTCCACCACCATTAGTAGACACGTCGTTAACTTCGAACATTCCCTCGGCTCTCATTCCGCTAGTATCAGGACCTATATAAACTCGATCCTGCTGGATTGGCAGAATGGCGAATTCCTGTTCCAAGACATCCAAAATAGTTTTTTGCTCGGATATGATGCTGGCATCAGCGCTGACAATGTCCAGACTCACAGTCGCGAAGATACCCCTGGCGCTATAAGAAGGTATGCTGGGCTGACTCTTGACTGGATAGAACGTCACCGGCCTTGCGAAGTAATTGTAATTAAGAAGATAAACTTCTGTCGAATAGTTTACGCCCATGATCTTTTCAATCTTTGAAGATGTCAGAGAAATGATCTGAGTGCGATTGTTTAATCAGCTCGGCTGCACGATTAGGATCTTTGACAATCGCGAATCTCTTGAACCCAGTTTTCTTTCTTTTGATCTTGGCGAACTTCACCATGCGTTGTTTTCGTTGAGTCTCAAGACCACGCTTTGATTTTCTGAGAATTTCAGCTGCAAAGTGAGCACCCTTCTCTTCGATTTTCGAAGCCCACTTCTCCAAATCGCCGGTCTTGACGTCGAGCTCCATCAAACCCACAATCTGACATAATGCATCAGCAACGAGTTGACCGTATGGGTTATTTGCTCGCTCGCAGCACCCGGACGACGGATGTTTGGATCGAAGAACACAACCCTCGACTCCTTGTGGGAGAGGGAACGAACCCCAGCAGTCTGTGCTCGAAGTTGGGCTGCACGTTCCTCCCTGATCAAAATCAACGTAGCTTCTTTCAAAGCATCGGGTGCATTGGTTGGAAGGACATACCCTCCAGTATAATTGATCACGATCGGCTGAGCTGTCGAACCATATAGAGACACTTTGCCCGAGGAATATTCGACTTCAAAATTGGTCGTTGAACTACCACGTGGGCTTTCGATCGAAATTGGTAAATTTCTATCGATCGGATAATGGGTGACGTAAAGCCGATTGCCACCAAGATCTCTCCAAATTTCAGAGACAGTTTCCTTCGCAAACAC